ATTGTGTTTCTGCTTCTTCAATTTATTTTCTTTGTTTTATTTTACTTGAATTATTTGGAGGTTAACTATGGATTTCAAGAAAACGATGGATAAGGCGATCAATACCTGTGATGCTTCGTATTCCGATTTTAAAGATATTTACAATATCCTTGCAGAAGCTCTTAGAAATAGTACGAATACAGATAAAATGGTTCAGCTTATTTCTAAAGCTCAAGGAAAGGTTCTTGAATTGGCCGCGAAATCTAAGTGATTAAGAAGGAGTATAAAACATGAAGTATGATCCTATTATGTGCATGATGGTCGATGATTCTGTTAAAACGAAAGACGGACTAGACGATCCCGAAAAGAATGCGGGATATGAAATGAAAAAAGAAGGACAGTATTTCAAAGTGTATAAAAATGGCAAGTTGATTGCAATGAAGAGTACAGAGGAAGAAGCAAGAAGAGAAGCGTCAAGACACAGAGCTGCAAATGATTTCAATACTATTGATAAAGCGATTAGAAGTGCTGATGGAGTTTCTGAAATTAGAAAAGCTATCGGTCTTCTTAAAAATGCAATGTCAGTTTTAGGACCTTCATCTGAAACACAGCAGATTGTAAGAGACATTCAGAATGTAATTTCTAAACTTGAAAATATTGATTGAAGGAATGAGTAATAAAATGAATGCCATCGATAAAGCTATTTCAACTTGTGATTCTCCATATATTAAAAATGATTCTATTAGAGGTATTATCAAAGATTTAGAGAATTTAGCTTCAAGAGTTCAATCTGTTGCCGATAGAGCTGACGATAAAGATTCTCCTTCTTTGAAAAGATCTGTTCAGGATATCAAAGAAATAGCTAATCAACTTCGACTATATTCAAAATGAGGTGATATAAAATGAGTGCTTGGGATAAAGCTATTGAGGTTGTATCGATGTACGAAAAGTACGATTCAAAGAGAATGGCCATTGAGATTCGAGCAAAGATCAATGAAGAAAACGATGCAATCAATAGTTATTTATCTTTGTTACCACATATCACTGATCCAGAGATTTACAGAATCATTCAGGACATTGCTAATGAAGAAAAGGTTCACGTTGGCGAACTTCAATCTATTCTTTATAATTTGGATCCTGATGAGTTAAAGAAAGAAAAAGAAGGAAGAAAAGAAAATGCCTTATAAGTCTGAAGCACAAAGAAAATTCTTCAATTCTCCTGCTGGTAAAAAGAAACTCGGCGAAGAAGAAGTTGAAAAATGGAATGAAGAAAGCAAAGGGCAGAAGAACTTACCTGAGAAGGTTAGTGATTCATTGAATAGGGCTATTAAGCTTTGTAAATTATGAAATATTCTATCTGGAACCAAACTCGACGTATTGAAAATGAATATGTAAAATCACTTTATACTTTGTGTGATATGTTCAGAAAGATAGCCGAATCAGTCGGTGAGGACCAAGAACTATATCGCCAAAGAATGAACAATTTTCAGAATTCATATCAATATGAAAAATTTATCACTGCTGCTGTTAAAAGGATGGTTACTCCTCTATCCACCATCAACGAACAAACGTGGAGGAAGGCAGCACGTAAATCAACTCAATCGAAGTTTCTCTATGGTTTGTTGATAGATGATATAAAGCAAAATCATGAAGCTATGATCAATGATCAAATAATTACGAATGCTTCACTAATCAAAACACTTCCTAATGACGTTGCTGAAAAGGTAGTAAAAAACATAGCTGAAGAAGCTATCAAAGGAAAACGAGCTCGGCCTATTGAAAAGATTATCAGACAAGACACTGATAAACATTCAAGGGCTTCGGCTCGCTTAATAGCAAGAACAGAAGTTGCTAAGACTCAATCAGCTATTACTAAATCAAGAGCACAGAATTTGGATATGCATTGGTATGTCTGGAGGACAGCTCTCGATGGTAATAGAGTTCGTAAGTCTCATCGTTTAATGGAAGGTGTAATTGTTAACTGGAATGACCCACCTTCTCCAGAAGAACTTGCAGGTGAACAGAGTGTTGGACATTATCATGCAGGAAACATTTGGAATTGTAGATGCTATTCAGAAGTTCTTCTCGATGTTGATGATGTTAAATGGCCACACAAAGTTTACAGGAATGGACAGATAACAAAAATGAACAAAACAGAATTTATGAACATCATGTAACTCCCGTGTACGTCGTTTTAAACGTCCGATACTATACTCTATAGTATATTGTTGTTATAAGGAGTGATATAATGCCTTATATTCCAGAAACTCCCGGTAAAGATATTGTTTTCACTAAACCTGGAATTCCTTCTCCTGCTTGGGATGCTGAAGATAGTGAGATCTCAAAAATAGCAGAAGGCAAAGCTGTTTTCAAAGGAGAATTCAATTATCAGGACAATGAAGCAGGAATCGTTCTGAATGATCTTCATTGTAAAGGATATTACATTCAGCATGTAAGAAGTGGCACTAAGTCAGCTGATACTTCGATTAGAGCTTTTTATAACAATGAAGAGATTTTAACAAATCTTATTAGTCTTAATAATAATGCTGAATATAGTACTGCAGAGATGTTTATCAGGTCAGGAATGTGGGTATGTCAAAGTACTTCACCAGCTGCTTCTGCTGATGTTGATAGTCCTGTTCAAAGTGGATTTAGTAGAGCTTTGATTAAAGATGAACCTTACATTGATGCTTTGATTTTAGGAACTTCAGGAGCTGCTTCTGGAACTTATAGAGTCTGGTTGTATGAATAAGGAGGAATAAAATGCCGAATATTAAGCATGCAGATTGTGGATTCGATCCCGAAGCATTCGGAACGTTTTATCAAGTTGATCCTTCTGTTTTAAGTGATGCTGGTGGTTATAATCTTTCTCATGTGAAGAACATGCGAGTAGATCTCAGTAAGCTATCAGCAGATCTTACGATTTCTGATTTCAATCACATGAAAAATGGTGTCCATTACAAGCTTATTGCTACTAATGGAGCTGCAACAAAGAATCAGGTTATTTTCCCTGCAAAATCTACTCTTTATAGTGAAGATATTGTAGCCGAAAATGGCATGACAGTTGTATATGATTTCTTCACGGATGGTTATTCGATCTATTGTGAAAGAGCTATTTATTCATAACATTACTAATTACACTTATGTTTGAAGGTATGTACAAATTCAGATAACATGATATAATATAACAAGGAGGATAAAATATCCTCTAAATCAATTGGGAGGTTCGTTAAGTTGTCGAAATATTACTACGCATCTAAGATTTCCGATAACATTTCCGTAATGGATAACGGATGTCTCATTTGTTTTAACGTTCCGATCGCTCGAACTGGAGTTTATAAATACTTAAGGGAAGAGCTGGGGCTTGATGGACAAGGAATTGTGGAAGTTCATAGAACTCCCGAGGAAGTGTTCAACAAGGTCGCGATGGCTTCTTTTGAAGGCAAAGCTTTCACAGATACTCACCCGGCAGTTGATGTTACTTCAGACAATTGGTCGATTTACAGTAAAGGTGAGATCGTTAACGTTCGTAGAGGCGAAGGCGATCAAAACATCTACTTAATGGCTGACATTATTGTTAGAGATCCTGTTGTAATTGATGAGATTCAGTCGGGCGTGAAGAGAGAGATTTCCTCTGGATATAATTGCTGTTACGTAGAAGAAAATGGTAAGGTATACCAAAAAGAAATTAGAGGAAATCATGTAGCTCTTGTTCAGGCTGGGAGGGCTGGATCTCATGTTAGAATAAATGATCAGAAAACAAAGCCTGAAGTTACACAAAAGTACTTATTCGTTAAAAAACTCGATAAAGCTATTAAAAATTGTAATTGCTGAATAGGAGGTCAAAATGGCTAACAACGCTAAGGTCATGGAATCTATCAAGAACTTCTTGATCAAGATGAAGGCCAACGATGAAGCTATTCCTGAGGAACTCGCCCAGGATGCTTGTGAGATGGTTGAAGAGGTCAAGGATGCTCTTTGCGAGGATGAGAATCCCATTGAAACTGAGAATCCTGTGAAGGATGAGGATCCTGAGGAAAAGGAAACTGAGAAGATTGACATTGACAAGAAGGTCGAAGATGCTATGGTCAATGTCATGCGTAAGTATGGCCTTATCAAGGACGGCGCGATGTCCGCTCTCGATGAGCTTGAGAATAAGCTCGGTGAAGAGGAGACCACTGATGTTGATGGTGAGGAAAAGGTCACTGAGGATCCTGAGAAGATCAACGATTCTGCTAAGCGTGAACTCCTTCGCCAGATCAAGCCTGTGATTGCTAACGTGAAGGATGCTAAGCAGCGCAAGGCTCTTGCTGATGCGTTTGCTAAGTCCATGAGCATGTGTTCTACGACTGCTGATTATGGTGCTATCTTCAAGGCTTCTAAGTCCGCCGTCAAGGATTCAGCCATTAAGAAGCAGGCTTCTGTTTCCGATGAGGATTTCGGTATGCAGATTGCTCGTAAGTATAATCCCCACTACATGAAGGAGGAGAACTAATATGCCCGGTAAAGTTATTGGAACTTCGATGAATGTCGGTTATCCCGGCACTCAGTCTCGTCAGGCTGATGCGATTATTCAGAATCGTGTTGCTGATGGAGCTATCGCTTTCGGTCTTGCTGTTAAGCTGACTGCAGATAATAAGTGGAAGCAGATTGCAACTGGTGATGCTTCCACTGATGTGGCTGGTATTGCTGTTCGTGAGGTTGTTCAGGCGAACGTTTACAATCCTCAGTCCAATCCTGATTATCTTGATGGCACTCCCGCCGATGTTATGGTCCGCGGTAACTGCATTGTTAAGTGCCAGAAGGGTACTCCTGCTGCTGGTTCTGCGGTTTACGTTCGAATCACCGCTGATGATACTCATCACGAGTATCTTGTTGGTGGTTTTGAGGCCGCCGCTGATGGCGATAAGACCGTTAAGATTCCGAACATTGAGTGGACTACTGGCGTGATGGATTCTAATCTCGCTTGTGAGGTCACTGTTAAGACCCGTGCTAAGGGTTAATTCTACAGGAGGTTAATGAAATATGCCTAATATTATTCAGTCTCGTGGCGAAGCTTTCGGCGCTTCTAATGGTATTCTGACTATGCAGGATGCCGCTCTTGGTTCTGGTATTCGAACCATTGATGCTGCTGGCATTGCTACCGGTATGGCTTTCCTCGAAGGTGAGCTTGAGAAGCGTGATCCTAAGATCCGTGAGCCCCTCACTTCTGTTACTTGGCAGCGTGATATCGTTGCTGATACTGGTGGCGGTTGGGTTGACTTCACATCCACGATGGATGTCGATTATGCCACTTCTGCTCCTAATGAGAACTCTCTTGTTGGTGGTGCCACTGATGTTCTTCCTACTGTTCAGGCTAACATCAATAAGGACATCTACAAGGTGTTCACTTGGGCGCAGGCAATGAAGATTCCTTTCGTGGATTCTCAGAAGTTCCAGACGATCGGTCGTTCCATTGATTCGATCCTGGACAAGGGAATTCGCCTCAATTATAACAAGTCTATCGATCAGCTTGTTTACAAGGGCTTCACTAACGTCGGTATTACCGGTCTGATTAACAATCCTTCTGTTGTTAGATCTGATGCTGTTGCTGGTGCTTCTGGTGAGACTACTTGGGATAAGAAGACCGTGGACGAGATCCTTTGGGATGTCAACAAGGCAATCACTGAGGCTTGGGCGGCTTCTGAGTATGATGACGGTGCTATGGCTAACCACATCCTTCTCCCGCCGAACAAGTACGCTTATTTGGTTTCCACTCGAATCGGCACGTCCGGTGATGAGAATATTCTCTCTTATCTGTTGAAGAACAACATGGCCGCTCAGCAGAACAAGAAGCTGGATATTTATCCTTGCCGTTGGTGCTCTGGTGCTGGTACTGGCGGCAGTGATCGAATGATGGTTTATGTTAACGACAAGGACTACACTTACTTCGATCTTCCTGTTCCCCTTACCCGTGCTATGACTCAGCCTTCCGCACTTCAGTTCAGCTACATCACCGTTTATGCGGCTCAGATGGGTCAGGTCAAGACTCTTTACACTCAGCCTCAGCGTTACGTTGATAATATCTAATTAAAACAGAAAGGGAGTTAAATAGATGAGTACAATCAGAATTTATTCTAAGGCAGCTTTCGCCTTTGGTCCTGGAGCCCAGCAGGGCACTGACGTGATCGATAGTTTTGTTACCGTTCCGGGAGCTTTCCAGGACATGCCAGAGAAGTACTCTCAGGATCCCACCTTCAAGAGAGCCGTTCAGTTCCACGAGGTTGAGATTATTGAGAAGAAGGCTTTCGTTCAGGCTCAGCAGACTAAGGTCGAAGTCGAAACTGAGAACGAGAATAAAAATGAGGACGATACCACAGTTGATCCTGTTGAAAAGTTCTATGAGGAACTTAAGGGAATGAACAAGGAGCAGACTGCAGAGCTCGCTAAGAAGTATGGCGCTGAGTTTGTTGAGGGTGATGCACTCAAGATGAACAAGAAGCGTGTGATGGAAGCTTACAAGCTCTCCATTACTGAGGAATAATTGAAAGGAGGCACCTCTATGAATATTTCGATTCAGAACATTTTAGGAGATTCCAATAATGCTTACATGATGATGGAAATTTTTAGAGGTGCCTCCAATGTTATTCTTACTGATAATCCTGATTTTACAAGAGATGATTTTAGTTCTATTTTCCCTGTTTTTAAGCTCCAAGATGGAACTGAAATTAAACAGGATGAAATTCCTACTGAAGTTTACAATCTGTTCTACAACATGGCAAACAAATCTCTTAAGTATGATAGATTCAAGTCTCAATGGAAATATTGCATGTGCCTCTACATCGCTCATTACATGATTCTGTTTTTGATGACTCAAAATGGAGATCCTGGAGCTCAAACTGCTCTTTCTGGAGCACTTCCCAGAGGCATTGCTTCTTCTAAGTCTGTTGACGGTCTTTCTATTAGTTACGATTTCATGGACACTGCAAGTGATCTTAAGGGATACGGAACTTGGAAATATACTATCTACGGACAGCAGTTAGCTACAATTACCAAGATGTATGGTCATGGTGGAATGTGGGTGACGGGATGAAATTCGATATTCACGAAGAAGCTAATAATATGTCAAAGATTCTTGAATCGATGCAATTCATAAGAGATCATGATGTTTATGTTGGAATTCAGCAGAAAGATACTTCAAGAGAAGATGACGATGTTACGAATGCAGAGCTTCTATTCATTCACACGAATGGTTCTCCTGTGAATAATATTCCTCCAAGACCGGTGATTGAACCAGCTATCAGGAGTGATCGAAAACGGCTATCTTCAATGATGAAACAAGCTGCCAAATACGCTTTAGATGGTATGAAATCTGAGGCATTGAGGCAGCTTGAATTGGTAGGAACAAGAGGAAGAGACGTATCAAAAAGATGGTTTGTAAATCCTGACAATAACTGGCCTCCAAATTCTGAAGCTGTTCAGGAAAGAAAGAGAAGAAAAGGAGCTACAAATCCTCGTCCTTTGATTGATACAGGAGAATTAAGAAATTCAATTTCGTATTTTGTTAAAACTAAGGAGGGCAGAAAAAGTAGATGATCAATATATCTGAACTTATTGGTGACCCTGATTTCTGTCAACCTAATGGAATCAATATCACAAGAACAACTGTAAGAATTGAAAATTTCAAACAAGTTGAAAATCCTATTGAAATGAAACTTGTAGGAATCGTTACAGTTGATAATGAAAATGAGGATTCTCTTTTGAGTGAGGCAGATCTCAATTCGGAAAGAATTCACATTTTTACTTATGATAGATTGAAAACGGTTGGAATTGATAAGATTGACGGAAATGAGTATGCAGCCGATATTGTTCATTTTAATGGCAACGATTATATTGTTCGTTACTGTTTGGATGATGCACAATACGGATTCTGCAGATCTACTGCCGTTAAACTTAGAGCCGATACGATGTAAGGTGATACTATGGCAAATAACATTGTTTCTCTTGATGATTTAGATTTCTTGTTTGCCAAGTTCATTCAGGATCAACTTGAATTAGAAAATGGTCAAGTAAGAATCTCATATCAGCAAAGAGGTCAAAAGTTTTCTCAAATCAACAAAGATGTTGTTTACGTAAAAGTATTTCAGGAACAAGATGAAAGATATGTTTATAAGCAAAGAAAAAGGAGCTATGACAGTGAAACAGAGCGTGTGACAACATCTCAATCTGCCATGAGAACTCTTTTGTTGCAGGTTGTATTTTACGGTCCTAACTCTGATGTTCTATCTACGACGCTAAATGAACGTTTTTATTTTGATTCTGCTAAGCAGTTTCTTTATGAAAACAATTTAGCCTTAGTTCCTGATCTTACTGACTTTCAGGATAAAACATATGAAAAGATCAATGATCAATGGTGGGAGAGATCTGATTTGAAACTCAGATTTTATAATTCTGTTACTGTTGATGAACTTACAAAAACGATTGAAAGTACTGATATCAATTATAATATCGACGGAATTAAAATAATTCATGATAAGGAGGACAATTAAATGAGTGTCGCTCTCGATAGAATTGTTGATGTTAGCATTCAGGTAAGTAATCCTGCTGCTATTCAGAGTGATTTTAGTCTCGGACTCATTATCGGCAATTCTAATGATAAGTTTAAGGGTAAGTACAAAGTCTATAGTCATTACGATTATCAGGAGACGATGGTTGCTGATGGTTTTGCTACGACTGATCCTACTTACAAGAAAGCAGTTGCTTATTTCTCTCAGAATCCTAAGGCAAAAACTCTTGCCGTTGCTGGTCTGAATGATGCGGAAACTTATGGCGCTGCTTTTACAAGAATTCGTAGTCTTAATGATAATTGGTATTCTTTCTGTTTTACCACTGATCCAACTGAAGAACAGGTTCTTTCTGTTGCAGCTCTCGTTGAAGCTGCTAAGGCACCTACTCAGTTTATTTTTAGAACTGAAGAGGCAACTTGCTTGCAGTCTGGAACTCAGCAGGTCCTTTCTAAGATTCAGGCTTCTAAGTATACCAGAACATTTGGTTTTTACGGAACCGATGATAACTTAGATGCTGCTGTTATGGGTATGATTAGTGGTCATAATTCAGCTAAGAATAACTCCGCTTACACGGCTGCTTATAAGTCTCTCGTTGGTGTGACTGCTGACAATCTTATGGGTGATCAGCTTACGAATCTCACTTCTTACAACGGTAATGCTTATACTAACTTCGGTAATAAGTATGATTTCGTTTATCCTGGAATTTCTGCTGGAAGCTATCACTTCGATGAAATTTATCTGATTGATTCCGCTAAATTCTACATTCAGCAGTATGTTGTTTCTGGTATGACTTCAATGCTTAAGGTTCCTCAGACTGAAGATGGTATTTCTACTATCGTTTCGTTTGTTCAGCAGGCATGTATGAAGTTGAATCAGATTGGTTTGATTGCGAGTGGAATTTGGAAGGCAGATCCTGTTCTTAATCTTGAGACTGGTGATGCCGTTCCTGATGGATTCTATATCCAGTACGGTTCCATTGCCGATCAGACAGCAGCAGAGAAAGCAAGTCGTATTTCTCCGCCGATTTACGTTGCACTTCTTTCTTCTGGTGCTATTGAACATGTCGTGATCAATGTGTATGTTGAGCGATAAGGAGGAATAAATATGTCTTATCAGCAGAGAACTTTTGTTTACTCCTTCGAAGATACTGTTGTGACAATCAGTCATCCTTCTGTTGGAGTTTATTCCGCTTACGGTACTGGAATCGGAACTCTTTCTGTTAATATGTCTGAAAACGTTACTTCTCATGAGGTAGCGGCTGATCAGTCAGTTATTGTTAGCAAGCATGTCAAACGCAATGGAACTGTGAACTTTGATATCTCTCAGGTCAGTGATTTCAATACTTGGTTGAAGAAGTTCACTTCTTACATTGAAGAAGCTGATGCTTCTGAGTTCGCTCTGGCAACCATTTCTATTTCGAACAAGACTACTGGCGATAATTATTATTGCACTGGTGTATCTCATCAGAAGATTGCTGATAATAGTCTTCAGTCTCAGGCTCAGAATAGAAGCTGGGTGCTTATGTGCGCTCACATCACTAATAAGTAAGAAAGGAAATAAAAATGGAAAATTTCAATTTTTCTCCCAAAAAGCGTGAAACTTATACGACTTATGAAAATGAAGGTCGTAAGTTCAAAATCAATTCTTTCGATCCTATGTCTGGAAACTACATCTTGATGCAGATTCTGACGTGTGTACTTCCTTTTGGAATTTCTGATTCATTGAAGCAGCAGGTTCCTGGATCTGAAACTGCCATGAAGACAGTAAATATCAGTGGAAAGATGATGAATAAACAGGACTTCATTGCTCTTCAAACTGATATTCTGTCTACTGTTGAGGAAATTCTTCCTTCTGAAAATACTTCTCCAGTTGTTCGTGAAAATGGAACTTACGGAGTTGAGGATGTCACGTCTATTCTTTGTTTGAAGCTTATTATTGCTTCTCTCACATTTAATTACAAAGATTTTTTCAAAGAGCTCCCGTCCCTCGATTTCCTCACAAAGGCGTAGGATTTCAGCTTTGTGATTATCCTTCAGTTAATGCTCGTTTGTATCTTCCTGTTATACATGGAAGCTGGAAACAGCATGAGCTTTGGGACGGGACTTATACATTCAACGATTGGCTTGACGCTGTTGAGATCATAGAAGTAGAGATCGAAAATAAGCAGCGTCAAGCCGATTATTTAGAAAGTCAGCTAAAGGGGTGATAACTTGGCAGCTGAAACGATGAAAGAATACCTTGTAAAGATCGGTTGGGATGTCGATGAACAAGGTTTTAGAAAGTCCATTGGAATTGTCAACTCTCTTGTTGGTAGACTTTCAGGATCAGCTCTTGGGGTCGCTTCTACTGCTGTGAAGGCAGCAGGATTGGTTACTTCTGTTTTAATTACGGTAAACGAAACACTCGTTTCTGTTGTTGAAACTACTGCTGATCTTGATTTGGAAACTGAAAGATTGGCAAGACAATATTGGACTACAGAACAGAATGCAAGATCTTTTTCTACAGCTTTGAAAGTTATGGGAAAAGATACATCTGATCTGTTGTACATGACTCGAGAGGAATATAATCAATTCATTGAGTTAAATAAGCTCGGGAGAACTCTTGAGGCTCCGAAAGGATTAGATGATTATCTCCAGAAAGTACGAGGATTAAATTTCGAAATCAATCGGTTGAAGTTAATTTTCCAATATGGAACTCGTTGGGTAACTTATTGGATCTCTCAGTTTACCGGACAGGATGTTGAAACATTCACACAAAAGCTGAGAAATCTCGGAGATTATATCATCAGAAACATTCAGCCAATTACAAAGTTCATTGCTAAGTTTTTTGAAGCTTTTTATAGGTTAGGAAAAGCAGGAATTAAGATTTTTTCTGTTTTAGGAAAAGTAATTGTTTGGGTAGTTGATTTATTCGATTCTCAGATAACAAGAACGATTGCAATAGTCGCTTTACTTTCTAAAGTTCTTTTAGCTTCTCCGTTAACCATGTTCATTGGCGCATTGGTAATGCTTCTGTTACTAATCGATGATTATATGACATGGCAACGTGGAGGAGATAGTGCTTTAGATTGGACGAAGTTTGATGATTCTATTTCTAATCTAAAGGCAAGTTTCGACGGATTAAAAGAAAGTTTACAGCCTGTAAAAGATCTTTTTGATTATATTTGGAATACAATATTCGGAAATCTTTCACCTCTCGATTTGTTAAAAGCTGCTTTAGATGGGATAGCTGATGTTCTTGATGGGGTAGCTGCTTCTCTTAACATTGTTAAAGCTTTTAATGACGATTTGAAGAATTTCTGGGATGTTCTTACTGGAAAGAAAAGTTTTTCTGATTATTTGAATAATGATCAAGGAAATCTCTGGTCGGCTATCGGAAACTTCTTCACTCATAATAAGAAAGATCCTATTTTCGGTAGTGAAGGATTTTTAAGAAGTTTGTTTTCTAGATCTGGAGTAAATACTACTACAGGTTCGTTTGGATATGATAGAAGTGGTGGATTTGGAAACACAACAAACATGACAAATACATTCAACATTCAGGGTGGAGATCCGGTTTCTATCGGGAATGAAGTGGCAGATAAAATTAGTAAACTTTATCCTACGAGAAGTCCTTATTAAGGAGGTGAAGCAATATGCCGGATGGTTATTTGGCACAGCCATTTAAGGAAATTCAGAACAATGACTACGACGCATTGCTTTACTGTAAAACAAATATCGCAGGATTCTTTTTCGATGGATTTCTTAACGTTTCGCACGAACGTAAATTAACAACAACTTCTTCTCCTGTTGAAACGGGAGCCGCGATTGTTGATCATGCTTATGTCGAACCTGCGAAAATCACAATGAAGATTATCGTTTCAGATGTTCATCAAAGTTTAATTCCTGGTCAGTTTGATGGTGGTTATGCTCGACATACACAAGCATGGCAGCTATTGAAACAACTTCAAAATGATAGAATTCCGATGTATGTTTTTACAAAGCTCGATACTTACGAAAACATGCTTATTACTTCTATCACTGCTGATGATAATGCAGACACGTTTGAATGTTTAATTGCTGACGTTGAGCTTACTGAAATTCCTGTTGCTAGAGTAAAGGAAGTAAAAATCACCAAAGCTGATCAAACTACTGTTAATACAGAGATGGGAAAGGTTACTGGTTACAATGTTGATCAATCAGTTCTTAAATCTCTAATTAACTATTGGAATTCATTCATAGGAGGTGGCTAAAATGATTAGAGTCCCTCTTACAAATGCACCTAATCAAAGATTCCAGTGTACGCTTCCGGTTAATGATGAAAATATTCAGTTTGTTTTTGAGTTGTGGTACAACGAACAGGCTGAATATTGGATGTTATCTCTCACAAATAAAACTAATCAGGAACAAGTATTCGTTAATCTTCCGTTACTTGCAACGAAGAATGCAGTATTTGGAAATTTGATGTGTCAGTTAGAATATAAGAATGTTGGTATTTGTTATGTCTTTCCAACTTCTGAAGATCTTAAAAGTATGCCGAATGACAAAGAACTCGGTGAGCTTTACTTAATGGTCTGGGGTGATAATAATGAGCAGCAGTAGACGGTGTTATCCGTTATCTGGTACAATTTATATCACTTCTTCTTATGGTAATCGTCAAGCTCCAAAAACTGCTTCAGGATATGGAAGCACTGATCATCTCGGTTTGGATATGGTTTCAATTGGGGCAAATGCTAACAAAACGATTCTTTCTGCTTCGAATGGAACTGTTACAAAAACCGGTTACGGAAAACAAACTGGTAATTACATTTGGGTCACCAATGAAGACGGAACCGGTTGCATGTACTGTCATTTGAAGAATATTTACGTAAAACCTGGAGATAAAGTTGCTTGTAAGCAAGCTATCGGCTACATGGGGTCAACAGGAAATTCTTCTGGTGATCATCTCGATTTTAAGACTTCTGTAAATGGAAATTATTCTACTTCTTGGTCTAATCGGCATGAGTATTTTATCGATCCTGCTATTTGGTTAGGGATGCCGGTGAATGGAAGAAATACTCTTCATAAATCGTTCGATGGCGGAAGAGCTCCAATCAATGTGAATTCGTTAATTCCTGCAAACAATCAACAACCTGTTTATGGAAGCACAACTACGACAACAATTTCAAGTAGTTCAACTTCTACAACTGATATCGAACCTTCTGGTGAATATTATAAAATTGTTGATTTGAAAGGTGTCACTAAAGATTGGTTATACGGAAGACGTTATCGAGTTATTGTTGACCTTGGAGGAGGAGAAGCTTTCGACGTTTCAAATCTTCGTTGTGAGTTTGAGATCAATAAATCACTTTATTTGAAGATGCAGACGTCTAAGTTAACGATTTGGAATTTGAGTCCTGAAAACGAAAACAAGCTTATTACAAGCGGACAACGAATTATCATTGAGGCTGGTTATAACGGAGAGTTCTATGGAAAGATCTTCGAAGGTAATATAATCCAGCCTTTGAGATATAAGGACAACGGCGTTGATTATAAGTTAACTCTGATATCTATGGATTCTGATAGGTTTGTTTCTTCAGCAATCATTGGAATTTCTGAGGTGGCAAAACAAAGCAGAAGAAATGTTATTGGTGATATAGCCTCAAAAGCTTCAATTCCTTCTCAGATTGGTAATCTTGTTAAATCTAGCTTTACTTATCCTCGAGGTAAGATCATGTTTGGTAAGGCTTCTGATTATCTTGAGCAGATTGCTAAATCTGAAAAGGCTCGATATTACAATGAAGATGGAAAAGTTAACATTGTAGATGCAGGAACGATTGAGGAAGGATATATCTTCGATCTTGGTCCAAAAACAGGACTGATCAGTTCACCTGTTCAAAACGAATATGGTGTTGATTGTGAATGTCTGTTGAATCCCATGATTCGTCTCAATTCTTTGTTTCACCTCGACAATAGTCGAGTTAAGGGAATGGAATATTCATACGGAACTCCAGTTCGTTCTCTTGATACAGAAGGAATTTATCGAGTTATTGAAATTTCTTATATTGGTGATACGAGAGGAGATGATTGGAAATGCAAGATCAATGCTATCACTCAGTCTGGCATGCTTCCTGATATGGCATTGAACGCAGGCACTCTGATTTGGTAAAAATATTTTTCAGAGGGTATGTACAAATCAGAGAATTGTGTTATAATGTAAATACAATAAAAAGTAAGGAGAAGATAACATGAAAAAGTATCGATTCTTTATTGGATTTGTTGAGGTCATCTCTGGTTATGCTGATAAGGTTCCCGAAGATATTATCAATTATATTCTGGGAATGGACGATGGTAAATATTATCTTCAAAGAATCATCGAAGAAGATGATGTTGTTAGTTACTATTTCGAAGAAAATTAAAATAAGATTGGCCTCCCGAAAGGGAGGCTTTTCTGGAATTAAGAGGTGAAACATGAGACTATCAGATTTATACGGAAATGATTTGACTGAAAGGGAAAAACTTAGATCTGATGTGATGTTTAATCTCAGATGTTGTATTCCTTGTATAGTTCAATCATATGATCCTGAAAAAGGAACGGTTGAATGTCAGCCAGCAATACGTGAAAAGATCATCAATCAAAACGAAGAAAACGAATACAAAAATCTTCCTCTTTTGTTGAATGTTCCGGTAGTTTTTCCTTCAAATTCAGAATATGCTGTAACATTCCCTTTAGAAAAAGGTGACGAATGTTTGGTTTTATTTTCTGATCTTTCTATTGATAACTTCTGGCAGAAAGGAAATGTTCAAAATCCGATCGAGGATAGAAGACATGATCTTTCAGATGGGATTGCTATCCCTTGTAACATGAGTTTGACAAAGGAAAGAAGGACTGATGATGGTTTACTTCTTTCTTCCTCAGGAGCTTCTATTCTTATAAGTGGAAGTGAAATAACGATTAGTGGAGGATCCAGAAGTATTACATTCACGCAACTTTACAATCATGTCCATCCGACTCCTTCTGGTGTTTCCGGTCCCCCTCAGTTCTAAGAGGTGAAGAAATGAAGTACAGAAAGCAAGCTGATTATACAGCTGATTATACATTCGGTTACGGTTTAGGAAACTTCTACGGAGGTAATATGGCCGTAGCTCAGGCAATTAAAACCAAAATTCTTTTGTTTTATGGTGAATGGTGGGAAAACTTAGGACTTGGAATTCCTATGTTTCAATCGATCATCGGACAAACAAATAAGAATACGGTGAACATTGCTGCTCAATCACTTTTAAGAAAGAGAATTCTTGAAGTTGATGAAGTTACTTCAATCGTTAGCTTGGATGCTACGGTCGAAAATAGAGTTTTTAGTTGTTCTATTGTTTGCAAAACAGATAATGAAGAATTGGTAACTGTTGAGGTGAGTATCTGATGGCTTATACAGCTCCTTACATTGATGAATTAGGAATGCACATTCCTACTTATAACGACATCCTTCAGGATCTACTTACTTCAATGAAGCAGATCTTTGGAAGTGATATCTACCTTGACGAAGATAGTATGGATTATCAGCAAATTTCTATCTTTGCAAGAAAGATTTATGATACAAATTCACTTGCTCTTCTTGTTTATAATAACAGAACTGCTAACACTTCGGTTGGAGTTGGACTTGATAATTTATGTTCTTTGGTTGGTATTAAAAGAAAACCTGCTATTAAATCAAGTTGCCAGTTGACTATTACAGGAGATCCTGGAACCATTATTACAAATGGCAAGGCGGGAGATGGAACTTATAATTGGATTCTTCCAGAAGAAGTTACGATCCCTTCTAACGGAATGATTATTGTTCAAGCTGAATGTGAGACTGATGGATATGTTACAGCAGCTCCAAACACGATCAATAATATTGTCACTCCTGTTTACGGTTGGTTAGGAGTCACGAATCAATATTCAGCGACTCCAGGACGTAATGTTGAAAGTGATGCTAACTTAAGAGCTCGATATTATGTTTCTACCATGTTGCCGGCTGTTTCAATCTTTGATAGTATGCTCGCTTCTCTTGGTTCTATTACTGATGTAAAACGAGTCAAAGGATACGAGAACGATACAAATCAAGAATCTTCAGAAGGTTTTCCACCTCATTCTGTTACTTTTGTTGTTGAGGACGGAGATGAAGGTCAGATTGCAGAAATGATCTACAATAAGAAAACTCCTGGTTGCTATACAAATGGAACTACGGACATTGAAATTCTTTCTGAAGCTGGTAACGTTACACATATCAGATTCTACAGGCCAACTTACAAAAATGTGTGGGTAAAAGTTAACATTACGAAGTTGGCTGGTTATAATGATTCTGCTGTTGATAAGATTAAGAATGCTTTGGTAAATTATATCAAGAGTGCTGATATTCATGATACTATTTATAGACAGATTCTTATGTCTGTTGTAATTGGTCAGCTTACTTCTACAACTTCACCTGAATTTTCTGTTACTGATGTTCAAATTTCAACTGACGGCTCTGTTTACAGTCAGAATGATTTAGTTCTTGCATTCAACGAAGCAGGTATTTCTGATCTTAATAAGATTCAGGTGGTGGTTAGCTAATGGATGACAATAAGAAGTACATTGATCTAATCACTTCTGAACATTATAATAAACCAAAGTATAAGAGCTATGTAAAAACGTTTCTTGATATGCTAAGTCCTGCTGTTGATTGTTATAATGAATATAACATTTTGTTTGTTCTTGATACAGCAAAAGGAGATCAACTTGACATTATTGGAGATTTAGTTGGAATTGGAAGAAATCTTCCTACTGATAACGAAAATATTCCGTCTACTTTGAATGATGACTATTACAGGCGTGTAATTCGTTCTAAGATTTATTTTAATCACTGGGATGGAACAAGAGAAAGTTTAGAAAATATTATTGATAAGAATTTTCCTGGTCTTGCTTATGAGTTTGTAGACGATCAAGATATGAGTTATGAAATCACGATTATTGATCCTGACAGCGATCCCGTGGTCGTTGCTTTGTTAGAAGAAGGATATATTCTTCCTAAGCCGTCAGGTGTTCGTGTTAACTATAACGTCATTTCTACTCCTTATTTTGGTTGGGACAAAGATACGAACTTTATCAAAGGTTGGGATCGTGGTACTTGGCGCAAAAAATAATACTATTATTTGGAGGTTTGCAGCATGAAAGTCGCTGAATGTCTTAGCAATATTCCCGAGAAGCAGCTTGGTTATATCCGCATGATTGATATTGTTATGGGTGGAGAGGCAAATGAAAGAGGTCTTGAAACTTACACTAATAAAGAGCTTTTAGACGCTCAGCAGAAAGATGCTCATTGCTTTTATAACATTGGAGAGTATTGGAATATTGTTTACAGTAAGTAAGGAGTGAAATAAATGCCTACTAGTAATTTCAAATTATTCGATGAGAAAAAAGCTAACATGATGACTGATGAAGAGTATGCAATCAATCAGCAGCGACTTAATGGTGTTCAGTCTGGTGTAGCTTCTTCTCAGCTTCAAAATAAAACTTTGTATCAAACTGCTTTGATGTGCTATGCACTCGCACAGCTTATGGCAGCAAATGGATATGACGCCAGTGATTCAGATGCAGTATCTACTTTCGTTAATAACCTTTCTTCCACAATGGTTCAAAAGATTGCAGACAAGGCAAACGAAAATGAGGCAAAAGCTGGAATTGCTGATACAAAGTTTATGACTCCTAAGTCAGTAAGAAGTTCTGTTCAGTTAACTGGCGAAATTGATCCTACTGAAAACACTGTCGGTTATATCTGCCAGATTTACACTAATACAAAGACGGAAAGAGCTTTTGTTTGTGTAGGAATTTCTAACAGCAAATATACATGGATGAAAATTCCCAAGAAAGTTACTGTTGTAAAAACAGAAATTATTACAGAATCAAGTGATTATGTTGTTCCTTCTTCTGCGACAAGTGTGGACATTAGATTGTTTGGAGCAGGCGGTGGTTATTCTATTGAATCTAATGCTGCCGGAGGTGGAGGAGGTGGGTATATGGCACACGGCGTTTTCGATAATATTGCAGGAAAATCTTTTGTTGTTACAATAGGTGGAGCTTCTGGTGGTCAAAATGGAGGTGCAACTTCTTTTGGGAATTTATTGACTGCTAATGGAGGAGGAATGCCTGTTCCTTTTACTGGTAATGCAGGTAACGGTGGATCAGGTGGTGGAGGTGGTCCAGATTATAATGGTTACGGTGTAAATGGTGGAAATGGAGATTATGGTGGAGGTGGCGGAGGTTGCGGAAGCGACGAAAAAGGCAGTAATGCTGGAAATGGCGGAAATGGTGGTAAATACGGAGGAGGCGGAGGAGCTGGTGGATCTTCTTGGGCTCAGCAGGCTGTTTACGCAGGTACTGGTGGTGAATTAGGTGGAAACGGTGGAAATGGAGCATATGGTGCAATTTCTGCAAAGAATGGTTCTGACGGAACAAATACTATTGGAATGGGACTCGAGTTTGAAGGAGAAGGGAAAGGAGGAAATGCAGGAGTAAATAGATCTTCTAATGTTGCCTATCCAGGTGGTGGCGGTGGCGGTGGGTACGGAGGAAATGGTGGAAATGGTGGAAATATTGAATCTGATTCGCTGACTAACGCTACAGCAGGTGGTGGTGGTGGTGGTGGTTACGGAGGAAATGGTGGAAATGGAGCACGTGTTTCTTCTACTATTGATACACCTCCTGGTGGCGGTGGCGGTGGATATGGTGGAAATGGAGATGATGCAAGAATGTCAGGTTTTTATGCAGCACCAGGTGGTGGAGGAGGATACGGCCCTAATAATTACGGAAAAGGTGGTTCACGAGCAATCAATACTGAAGAGCTAACAATTTTTCCAAAATCTGGGATTTGCATTATCACCGTGACAAGTGAGGAGATTGAATAAAATGAAAATTTTTATTATCGTAAAAGGTTTCTGTTATAATGATATAACAAAGATTTGTAATAATTTGAAAACTGCAAAAGAAAGGTATAGCCCTGATACAAAAATCGTCGAAGCCCCTGACTATGTTTTTGAAGGATGGGGATTCGATGATTCTAAATCAGGTGAAGAAAGATTTATACAACCAATTGCGCCAGAGGGTTGGTTATACGATAATGAGACAGGAACGTTTTACAAAGAATTGACGAATAGAGAAAAAAGACATGAATTTTTTATACATGGAAGATGTATGAAAGAGAATGACACATATTTCATCAATTATAAGGGAGAAGAGTTTACAGTAGAAACTGCTTCTAATCTTGGTCTTTCTTACGAATACAGAGGCGAAAAAGAAAAATCAAATGAAATTAAAGAGTTGGTTAAGAAAACAGTAGATGAAATCAGAGCAAAATATCCTGATTAAAAAGGAGAAATGGAAATGTATGGGTGAAATTCTTCATAATATAGCAGGAATCTGTTCTACTGTAACAGTGATCGCAACTACAATCGTTCTTTTTGTTAAGCCGTTAAGAGAAAAAGTTTTAGGAATAAAAGAGATCAAGGAAGGTCTTAAATGTTTGCTTAGGGCAGAAATGCTTAGGGTATATTATAAAAATAGAACAGAAGATAAAATTAGGCAGTATGAATATGAAAACTTTGTTTTTTGTTATAAAGCTTACAAAAAGTTAAAAGGAAATTCATTCATAGATCATATCAAAAATGAAGTTGATAAATGGGAAGTTTTGACATGAAAAAGTTATGGAATAATTTTAAGAAGCAGAAGAAAAGAACTAAGTTCACGATAGTATCAATTCTTAATATAGAAATTTTTACAATTGTTTGTTTCGTATTCGTGTTCTGTGATAAGACACTTCCTGATGAACTGATTAAATGGTTCTTTAGGGCGTGGACAATTGAGCTTGCTATTTTATTTGGCATTAAATTAAGTGATAAAAATGATTCTTAAAGGAGAATGACAATGGATATTCTTATTAAGCGGTTGGCAAATCTCATTTCTGTTAAATCTCTTGTTACGATTGCGCTTACTGTTACTTTTTGTATTTTAACCGTCCAGGATAAGATTCCTGAAAACTTTATGAATGTGTATACGATGATTGTAACATTCTATTTTGTTAAGCAGTTGAATAAGGAAGGCGATATCGTTGAGAGCGAGTGACTTAATTAAAGTAGCAACAAAAGAGATTGGATATACTGAGAAGAAGAATAATGACACTAAATACGGAATTGCATACGGAATGAACAATGTTTATTGGTGCATGATCTTTGTTTGGTGGTGTTTTAATCAGCTGGATAAGTCTCTTTTTTACGATGGAAAGAAATGTGCTTCTTGTTCTAAGCTTATGAATTGGGCTAAATCAAAAGGGCAATGGGTAACTAAGGACTACAAACCTGGAGACATTTTGATCTTTGATTTCCCAAATACTTCAGTTAAAACAGACCATACTGGCATTTGCATTGAAGCAAACAAGAGTAAAGTCACATCGATCGAAGGTAACACTTCTTCTGGTACTTCTGGAAGTCAATCAAATGGAGATGGAGTATTCAAGAAGTCTCGTCCTATTTCGGTTGTTCTTGGTGCTTATCGTCCTAAGTACGAAAAGGAATATTCAGAGATCCTTAAAGAACGAGCTGGTTTAGCTGATAGTACAATCCAGTACTTATCTAAGTACAAATATGCCGATGATCTATTCAGAAAGCTTGCCACAATGAAGTAACTCGTCCAGGTCCTATAATCCCACATCAATCAGGCTGCAGCCTCTGCACAACCCATTCTTACTTTTTACCACTCACCACTTTTTCTGGCTAAGATCCTCTCATAAGCTTTACCATACTGTAGCCTATAAATTTTTTAATTATTTTGTTAAAAGGGTATGTACATCTCAGCTCTACCTGGTATAATATAATCATAAGGTAAGGAAAGGCCTTACACCCAAAAATAAGGAGGAATATAAAATGGATAGAATTCAGGCTAAGGAAAAGATCAACAAGCTTCTCAGACTGGCAAATGATAAGGGAGCTACTTCTTCTGAACGTGATACTGCACTTGAAATGGCCACTAAGTTGGCCACCAAGTATGGTTTCAGAATTCAGAAGGGTGCTCCCTCTACCAGCAATCAGAACAATGCAGGTCCTGCAACATTGCACAAGCACAGATACGAGTTCGATCTCAATTGCTTCAATAAGAAGTTCGTTAACTTCTTGTTTGCTGGTCTCGGAATCAAGAATTGGTTCTGGTATGGAAAGAAAACCATTAGCTTCGATGATTATAGAAACTTTAACGTTGATGAATTTAAGAAGTTCTACAAGAAATTCGTTTCTGTTTATTATAAGCTTAAGAAAGAAGTTGGCCGTGGACTTACTGAAGTTGAGTATTTCGATACTTTTTGTTATTACTTTACTAAAGGTGCTGTTAATGGAGTAAATAGCAATGAGTATTACGCTAAGGCTTACGAACTCGGTCATCAGTTCGCTAATATTAAATTCATTTAGGGGGGGAGGTGAAATAATGGAGCGAAGAACGAGGGAGGAATTCCTCTCTAATCTCCAACTTGGTAATATCGTAGCTTTTAGGGCTGGAGATTATATGTATTCAGGTAAGGTTGTTTCTATTGTTGATAACGTAGATGTCGGGAAGATTATCACAATTAAAACAAAGAACGGGTCAGTATATTATCCACATATTTCAGAGATTGTCTGGATCAAGAATGGGACACATTGGCCTCAGGGTATTTTTAATGCTTTAAAAGAAAGTAAGAAAGGATAAGGAAAGATGAACGAAAATATTAAAGTAAATGGTGCTGCAATTACAAGTATGGTTCTTGGAATTATTTCATGTGTGAATGTTTTGTTGGGATTTATTTTTCCAACATTCTTCTTGATTTCATTTCCAATTTCCATTATTGGATTATGTTTTGCAAATAAGGCAAAGAAAGAAGAATGTTTGTGTGGACAGAGAATGGCAGGGTTCGTTACTTCTCTCATTGCACTTTGTTTTTCTGGATTTATCATTTTGATTTTAGTGCTTGTTCTGTTTTTGGGAATTTCGATTGCATTTTAAGAAAGGGCAGATAGTAATGTTTACTTTCGATTATTTTCCATTACATGAGCTAAGAAGATTTTATAACAGTATGAAAATGATTGACGCAAAACAGGGAAGATATTTTAAGAAAAATCAAAAGAAACGAAGAAAGGACAAAAGAAGAAATGGAAGATAAAGAATTTGTAACGACAAGAAATAAAAATTTTATTAACTTCGATGAAGTTATTACTTTAATAAATCGTGAAGTACAATATTCGTCAGGAATTCTTTCTGGATGTGATGGATATGTAATTACAGAAAAAATTGAAGGAATGAATTATCGAATCACGGTTCGATTTGAAAGATTTCATGTTGAAACTGAATTTGATATTGAATTAGCATTGAATGGCTTGTACGATCTCGATAAAATTAAAGAAGAGATTGAACAAAGTTGTAAAACTGCTATTATCTTTCTGGTAAATAGGTCGTATAAAATAGAGAACTTTTTGACATGAATAAGCAAATCCAACATTGTAAATATTCAGATTCTTGTTTTACATGTCCAAAAGATGATTGTGTTATAAATGCACATGATATCTGCAATGTAAACAAGACTGAATACGACATATACGAACGAGATCACCTAAAAGAAGTTAAAAGAAAGGGGAATTATAAAAAGTGTCAAAAGTAAATATCGACAAAGTAATGGATGACTGCGTATCTATTAAAAATCAGATCGACGGTCTCAACCTATTACTTGTCCAAAGAAAGCAAACACTTGCAAAGTATTTCGAGTCATCAGGTAAGAAGCAGTTATCTAATGATGATTGTGTTATTTCTGTTGCCGAGAAAGCTAAGATCGAGTACGATGTCGATGCACTTCAAGAGAAACTTCCTCAAGACATCTCGTCTCAGATCATTGAAAAACACTATGAAATTAGTGACTGGCCTCGTTTTGTCAAGTTCATGAAGTCCAAAGGTATTTCAGGGTCTGAATTGCGTCCTTTTGTTTCAATTCATAAAAATGTCGATGAAAAAGCCATTTCCCGCCTCTACGACGCCCATAAACTTACTCTTACCGACATGGATGGCTGTTATACTGCTAAAGTCACTAAATCTGTTGTTTTGAGGTTAAAAAATGCAAGACAGGAGATCAACCTCACTTAATCAATTCATTGCTGCACTCAAGCACTACAATATTTACCAAGAAGATGATCAATACAAGATTATTTGTCCTTTTCATGGTGATAAAAATCCTTCATTACAAATCAACAAACAAACGTGCTTTTTCTATTGTTATGGGTGTGGTTTATCTGGTGGCGCTTTTGAATTGGTTAAGAATTACGAACCAAGCCTTTCCCCCATAGAAATTTATAAAAAGCTTCATTCCTTCGTAAAAGAGGGGAAGGGGGATATAGGGGGTAGGGACGTATATACGTATACTAACTTACCCTATACTCACTCCTTTGTTGATAGTAAAGTTAAATATAAAGAAGGAATTAAGTTAGCTAAAGATTTCTACTTTAATTTACCAGAAACTAACTGGTATAAACTCCCTGAAGAAGCTATTCCAATTCTTCGTTATATGAAGCACAGAGGATTCACTACTTCTACACTTAAGAAATTCGGAGCTAAATTCACATACAACAAAAACTACCCTATTGTGTTTCCCATGTATGATAATGGAATATTCAGAGGGTACGTTATGCGGGCCGATGATCCTACAGTAGAAGACCAAAGAAAATATATGTACTGCAAATCGTTTAGAAGAAGCATAACTTTGGCAGGACAATACAAAACCGATACGGTTATTTTGGTTGAAGGATTTTTGGATAAACTTTCAGGAAATCAGTTAGGACTAAAAAACATAGCTGCTATTTTAGGTTGGAAAATAACTCATGAGCAGTTTGAAAAGTTAAAAAAAAGAAAAATAAAAAGAATTATCTGCGGATTAGATAATGATGAATGTGGAATCCGTGGATATAAGTATCTTAAACGAATATGTGAACCTTACAATATTTCTGTTGTAAGAATTCGTTATCCAAAAAATATAAAAGATTTCGGTGATTTGCTTAATAACAAAAAAGAAGCTGAAAAAATTATTAAGCAGATCAAACAATTTGGAGGAAAATAAAATGGACCACAGAAAGTTCTACAAAGTGACTTTTATCTGTGCCACTGAATCAGATGTCACACTAAACAAACTAACGAAATACATTAAGAAAGCACTCGATATTCTGTTTAAAGCAGATCCCGCAAAGATCAAGGTAGAACAGCTTCAGGAACCGAAAAATTTTTGAATTAGGGTATGTACATTCTTCAAAAACCTGTTATAATAGAATCAGGAGGTAAAGGAACCTCACTAAAAATTAAAAGGAGATATCACAATGATTACAACAAAGAGATTTGACTACAAGGAAAAGCAGCCCAGAAACAAAGTTATTCCTGCTTCATACAAAATCTATTATTTCTGGAATGGAAAGAAAATCGCAGAGTTCAATTCGAAAGACAATATACTTTATCTAAACACTCGGATGCTTGGGAATGATTTCAAGAAATCTTACACCGAAAGAATGAAGGAAAGCAAGTACAAAGAGGCATTCGAAGAGCTAGTTGATTCTCTTTCTCTCGATAGAGCTGCTAAATTATCTGAATTCATGGACATGTAATACAGGGGGATTCAATTCCCCTTTAAAATTGGAGGATATAAATAATGGCAAAAAATCTTATTGCTGAAATGAAGGAAGCTGTTAAGAAGTCTGGCAGCTCCAAGAAGGAGATCCTTTACTTCCCTGCTGATTCTAACCACCGTGTTAGATTTCTCCAGGAACTTGATGAAGGAATCCGGGTTGAAATGCACAATGACTTCGAAGCTAAGCTTTTTGCTCCTTGCCGGGACATGGAAAACCATGAGGATTGTCCTTATTGCGAAGATGGAATTGCTATTCAGGAGAACTACATCTGGTCGGTGTGGGATTATGATTCCAACTCGGTTAAGTTGCTTATGTTTAAAGCTTCTGGAGTTTCCCCCATCCCCGGCCTGATTGAGGTTTATGAGGAATTCGGTTCCGTTAAGGATCGAGATATTAAGATCAAGAAGGTCGGCAAGGGAACAGGAAGTTCTTTTGTTGTTACGGCACTTGATAAATCTCGTTTCCGTAATGATAAGGCTAAGCCTTTTAAGGAAAAGCAAGTCCTGGAACTCCTCTACAAGGCATATCCTCTGGATGATGAAAAGGAATCTGATGAGGATGAAGATGAGGTTCCCAAGAAGAAGTCCAAGAAGAAGAAGGAACCTACACTCCGCGAAAAGTTCGAAAAGCTTGACATGGACGAACTCAAGTCCATTTGTTTAGAGATCGGCATGTCAAAGAAGGAATTCAAGGCCTTTGATGATGAGGAAGAAGTTCTTGATGAGTTGTTCGACAACTACGAAGAGGATGATTTGGCTGAACTTCTTGAAAACCTCGACGATGAGGATGAAGATGATGACGATGAGTGATTTTCCTCCAACTCTCACTTCTCTCTATCAAGATCAAGTTGAATTTCAAAAGTTACTTGGAAACACAGATATTCCAAAGGATGATCCCAATGAAATGGCACACCACCTTCTCGGCCTCGTAACTGAGGTCGGGGAGGTCTCACAGGCAGATAAACGTTGGAAAAAGAACAAAAGAAATAAGCATTACAATTTCCAAGAAAAGCTCGATGAAATTGCTGATTGTTTTATATTTTTGTTGAATGTGTGTATTTACTCAGATATTACTCCTTGGCAAATTCTAAATGCTATTGATCGAAAGATCAATGAAAATAAGCGGAGGTTTAAATCCCCCGAGAAAGATGAGGAATAAAAATGATCGTTATTCTTGAAGGCCTTGAACGAACTGGCAAATCCACTATCGCTGAGATCCTGGAAGCAAAGTACAATTTCGTTAGTTTTAAGGATCACAATCACCTGATGGAAATGGATTGCAGTTTTATTGCTAACCGTTTGGATGCTACACTTTCGATGATCACTGCTTTGGATAAAGCAAACATCGATGTAGTTCTCGATCGATTCCATTTATCAGAACTGATTTACGGTAATTATTACCGAGGATATCGACGGGAAAACTTCCAACATATCAAATACATTGATGAAGTTCTTTCCCATCTCAATACAAAGTTGATTTTGTTAGAAAGAACAGTCGATGAGAAGTATGAAGAAGTTTTCCCATGCAACGGTTATGAAAAAGATATCGCAATGATGCAGAAAGAATTCAGATATGAGGTTGATAAATCTTATATCGAGGACAAGATGACTTACAATACTTCGGAAATTAGTTTTTATGATGTCGCTAAAGATATTGCAGATACTTCTAAGAAATATGATTTCTATTTGGCTTCTCCATTCTTCAATGATGAGCAGATCAAGCGTGAAGAAACGATCAAGAAAACATTGAGAGGTTACGGTTTCTCTGTTTATGCTCCTCGTGAACATGGAATTGTTGGAAGCCTTGCTTCTCAAGAGGCTGTAACTTCTACATTCAATTCTAATGTTGAAGCTATTGATAACTCCAGGATGGTTCTTGCTATTACAGATGGGAAGGACATGGGAACAATTTGGGAAGCAGGATACGCTTACGGAAATAATATTCCGATTGTTTACTATGCAGAAACACTTGGAAATAATCCGTTCAACATTATGCTTTCTGAATCTGGTGTTGGTATTTTCAAGGATTACACTTCTTTCTGTAAGGCATGCAATTACAACGACTTTTATCATAAGGAAGAGGTAGCACATGAGTGAGTTTCTTCTAAAAGAAAACAGGGACAAACTTCAGCGGATGTCCAACATGATTCGATACAACAATGAAGTTCACATTCACGATGAAAATGTGGCAGAACATAGCTTCTATGTAGCGGTTTATGCAATGGAACTTTGTGATGTCCTTCACATTAAACCTGAACTTAGAAATTTAATTGTTGAAAAGGCACTTATTCATGACATTCACGAGATTGAACTTTCTGATATTCCTCACAATGTAAAGAAAGCCTCTAAAGATCTTGAAGATTATTGCATGGCATTTGAGGATAAATTCAACAGAAGATATTTCAAAAATCTCATCGAATCGATTGATGATTGTAAACTTTGCACTTACGTGGATGCGATTGTTAAATTGGCAGACGTTATTTCTGTTAAGCAATATGCACAGCAGGAAGTTATGTTTGGGAATGTTAAGAAGTTCTCTCCGATTCTTGAAAATGCAAATTATCGAATTGATAAGCTCATTGAAGTTATCTCTCGTTATACAATTCACTGGTCGGATATTAAGTTCTTGATTTAAGAAAGGATAAAGCTATGCCTAAGAATAACAATTTGGAACCTGTTAAGCTTCCGATGGATCTTAAGTTCGGAAAATGTCCGAAAACGAGATTTGAAAATAATCTCGCAGCTATTCACGTTGATCTTGTTAAAGGCCCGACGTTGAATGAGATTAAGGAATGGATTCCTTACTTCGTTGATGCAACTTGGTCAGAACATCCATGCCAAAAGCTTGATGAAGCTACGAAGGATGAATACATCAGTGAATTGTTCAAGGGACTTTGCCTTCCCACGGCTCGTGAAACAATTACTTTTGTTTTAAGAATTAGAGGAATTTCTCTTCAGGAAGTAACTCATATTCTTAGGCATAGACTTTGTTCTTTCTCCGCTGATTGTTCTGGAGATAAGTGGTGGTCCGAAAAGGATTGCTTGGTTCCTGAATCAATTCAGAATTCTCCTGAGTTCTATGATCGTTACAAGAAGATCGTTGAGGAATCAAAACAGCTCTACTGTGACATGATTGATTCTAAGGAAATTTCTATCATGGATGCAAGATCGATTCTCACTCGGAATCTTGAAACATTCTATTACATGAAGATTGATCTTGGTAACATGGTTGCTTTTATCAATCAAAGAAAGGATGTTCAAATTCAGCCTCAGACTGATAACATTCTGGCTTATGAATTCACAAAGATTCTTTGCAATCTTTATGGAAATTATGTCGCTGATCTTGTAAGCTTTGCAAATCCTTCTCCATTCTATCAGAAGATGGCACGAACTGGTAAGGCAACTAACCTTTACTTCCCTGAACCTGAAGTTGATAACTTCGATTGGAATGAAAAGGATTTCATTTACCAGTGCAGACGTGAAGAGATGAATGGAACAAATTCTACTGATGAAAAATCTATCTTCACAAAGCTTCAGATCTATTACTTCGATATTTTCAACAAATATGGAATTAAACTTCCTTATTGGTACTACGAAAGGAAAGAAAAATGAACACGATCACAATTAAGTCTTGGGATGATTTTGTTAATAAGCAGAAAACAATCTTACTTCATGGGAAAGAACACAATAAAGGAATGCAGTTCTACAAAGAACTCTGTCCCTGTGTTGTTGAAATTCAGGCGGATTGTATCAGAGATATTGCTAAAAGATTCTTTGAATCTCGGAATCCTTGGAATTCTCAGGATGGAAATGATTTTTGTAGATTCGAAACAGTTATGAATCATGTGATTTACGGCAAGGAAGATTTTACAGATATTCCTGGTTCGGAATACATTGGTTCTGATTATTATCGAGTTTATAGATGCTTTTCTTTCTACAAGCATGAAAAGATTGCAGGAATTCTTACACGACGGCAGTTTTCATATTGCTTCGATGAAAAGCTTTGCATGAATGGAATGCAGATCTTTGAGGATGAAAAACTTATGATTCTAAATTTCCGTTCTTGTGATTATGTTAAAAAGTTTCCTTTAGATTTGTTCTTCATCAAGATCCTTCTGGATGATTACAAAGTGGATATTGATAAAATCTATTGCATCTTTGGTTCACTTCACATCTACAAAGGTGAAAAAATTTAATTTAGGGTATGTACATTTGATTCCAGGTGTGATATAATAAATAACAGGAAAGGAAAAATTCAAATGACATACTTCGACATACATCGGCATGATCAGTTTTCATTATTTGATGGATTCGGAAAAGCTACAGACGTAGCCAAACGAGCTAAAGAACTCAATTATCCTGCATGTGGATCCACAAATCATGGAAATATCACGGGCTTGGTAAAGCACTTCAAAGCTTGTTCCGAACTTGATATAAATCCCATTTTGGGAAGTGAAGTTTACTTTCAACCAAAAATTAACCACAACAAAAAATCCTTTCATTTGTGTTTGTATGCAGCAAATATGGATGGTTGGAAAAATCTCAATAAGTTAATTTCTGTTGGAAATCAGGAAGAAAACTTCTATTATAAGAACAAGATCTCTTTTAATCATTTAAGTAAGTATAATAAAGGGTTATTATGCTCGTCCGCGTGTATAGGAGGACCTATTTCTCAGGCTTTTGTTTCAGGCAAGGACGATGTAGCTAAAAAGATCTGTGAGAAGTTTATTGATATTTTCGGTAAGGATAGATTCTTCATCGAGATTCAACCTTTTGAGCTTCATGATGAAGGACACGGCAAAAAGAACTTACAGATTAAAATCAATAAAAAGCTCATGAATCTTGCTGATGAAATGGGATTGGAAGTTATTTGCACTTCTGATTCTCATTTTGTTAGAAAGGAAGATTTCCAAACTTACTTAAAACTCCATCAGATAAAAGGTTCTAAGATTGGTGAAGGGTATGCTGAAAGATATATGCCTTCCACTGAGGAAATTGAAGAACATATTGAAAAATACCATCCCGATAGAAAAAAGATGATTCATCACGGAATGAAAAAGTTCTTGGAACAAATTGGTGATTCTCGTGAGTGGTTTAGTTTTAAGCCAAACATGCCTGAGTACACTGATGATCCTGAAGAAACGTTCCGATTGATGAAGAAACAATGCATTAAATTCTTACGAGCTCATGATAAATTCGATAAGAAATATCAGGACAAGCTCAAGTTTGAATTTGACGTTATTAAGTATCATGGTTTCCAGGACTACTTCATGGTAGTTCAAGAATATGTAAACTGGGCGAAGAAACATGACATTGCTGTTGGTCCTGGTCGTGGTTCGGCAGGTAATTCACTTACGAATTATGCTCTCGGAATTACGTTAGTTGATCCTGTTGTTTTTGATAATGATTTCAATCGATTCCTCCGAAAGGATAAAAAGAAGTTCCCGGATATTGATGTGGACTTCGGACAGGACAGACGAGGGGAAGTAATTGAGCATATACTGGAAACATACAAGGGAAAAGCAGCACAAACGTTAACTTATGGTCTTTACAATGTGAAGAACTTAGTAAATGATCTGGTTAAGATTTGTGGATGTTCGGAAAAATCTGAAATTGAATCTATTAAGAAGTATCTTTCTCAGTATTGTACGGACAGTGAGAATACGATTGATATTGATGGATTAACGTCCGATTCCAGATACAAACGATTCAATGCACTTTATGATAACATCATTATTCATTTTGTTAAAATGTACGGGCAGGTGAGATATTTTGGAACTCATGCATCTTCTGTTATTCTTTGTTCTGATGATATCTCTTTCTCTGCTGGTTTATGCCGTATTGGAGGTAAGCAGAGGACGTCCTTCGATCTCCACGATATTGAATACCTTGGTCTTCTTAAGCTTGATATACTCGGCCTTAGTTCTGCTACTCAAGCTAAACAGTTAGAAAAGCTTACAGGAAAGAAATTCAGTTATAAAATGTTGAATGATCCTGACACAATTAAGCAATTCAATGAAGATGCGACAGGTGTTTTTCAGTTTGAAACTCGTGGATCTCTTGAGTTAATCAAGCTCATTGGAATCGATAGTTTCGAAGATGTGGTTGCTTCAGTAGCTCTTAATCGACCTGGTCCTCTTACTTTGGGGATGCATGAACAATATGCAAGTAACAAGCAGGAAGTTCCTACTGATACTCCTTGGTACAAATACACGAAGAAATCTTTCGGTACTCTAATTTATCAGGAACAGGCAATGGCTATTGCTCGTGAGATTGGTGGATATGATCCAAGCGATGCTGACAAGATCGCTAAATACGATGCTAATCACATTCCTGAGGAAGAAGCTATTAAGTATCGTAAAATGTTTGTTACCAATGCAGTAAAGAATGGTTTAGATAAGACTCAAGCAAATGAATTATTTGATTCAATGCTTGGTTATTCTTTCAACCGAGGACATGCTGTGGCATATTCAATGCTTTCGGCAGAGCTTTGTTATTTCAAGGCACATTATCCAAATGAATTTTGGTATATCACTTTGAAAAACGAGTGGAATGAAGATAAAAAGTTCCGAGATGAAGCACTTTACATCAAGCAAGGTGGAATGGTTTTCCTTCCTCACGTTAACGGTCCTGTGAATTATAAACTCATTGATATTGATGGAGAAAAAGTTATTCAAAAGGGAATGACAACCATCAAGAACGTGGGTGAAAAGGCAGCTCAGTTAATTTACGAGGAACGAATGAAGAATGGAGATTTTAAGGACATTGATGATTTCATTGACCGTTGTAAATCTCGTTCTGTTACAACTCGAGTAATTGATGCACTTGAAGATAACTTTGCTCTTTGTTTTAATCAGAAAAAATGGTATGATCAGATTAAAAAATACAATATCTCAATTCTTTCGAGAGATCGGAGTTAAATATGGATATCGAAGGAATCAAAAAGTTATGCAAGGAAATCGAAAAGAAATCAGGAGAAGGTTCAGTTTTTGTTATTGGCAAAGCTACAAATCTTGATATTCCTCGTTGGAGTACGGGGATTGAAGCTTTAGATAACATCGTCGGTGGTGGAATTCCAAAGGGAAGAATCATTGAAATCTTTGGTCCTGAAAGTTCTGGTAAAACTTCATTGGCTTACTGGCTCATGAGTTTACATAAGCTTGGACTTTATATCCCTATCGAAGGAACTTATGATGAATCGAGAGCTCTTTCGATGGGAGTTAGAAAAGGTCAAATGATTGTTCACCGTGCTCAATATGGTGAAGAAGCTATCAACGACATCATTAAATTCGCTAAGTTAGGAATTCCTATTATTTGTTTGGATTCAGTTCCGGCATGTCAACCTCGTGAAGATGTTGAAAAGATTGAAAAAGATTCTGAAAACGAAATGAGAATGGGTGGAACAGCTCGATTGTTCTCTAAAACACTTCCTTCTATCGTTCACATCTGTGAAGAAACAGGAACTTCTCTTATTCTTATCAATCAGGTAAGAGATAAGATGCAGACAATGTTGTTTGGAGAAAAGGATGACACTCCAGGAGGAAGGGCAATTAAGTTCTATTCTTCTGTTAGAATTAAAGTTGCTCGAAAGGCTTGGATTGATATTCCAAATAAGAATCCTGCTGTTTCGGCAGCAACGGAAAAGGTCGGAATTGTAATGAAGGCAAAGGTCCAGAAATCAAAAGTTTCCAATCCTTATGGAGAAGCAGAACTTCCATTCTTTTTCGATCGAGGTTTTGTTAGTTTCGACGATGTGAAAGATATCAGAAACGAATTGATGAAGAAGAGAAAGGCAGAATTCAATGTCTAACTTTACAAAAGATATCAAATCAGCTACTCAAGGCGAAATGGAAGCTGTGATGATTAAGAATCGTCTTGAAAAACTGTTTATTGAGGACAGAAGTGATTCTGATCGTTATGGATTACATGCTTCAGCGATCATCGCTTCTGATGATCAGTTTTGTTATAGGGCGCAGCTTTTAAGTTTGTTCTTCAGACAGAATCAAGGTCAGCAGCTTCCAGTAAAACAGCTAAAGATCTTTGCTCAAGGAAATGCAATGCACGAGAAATGGTACAAACTGTTTCGGAAGGCTGGTATTGATGTAGCAATCGAAAGAACGCTTTGGCTTCCTGAATATGATCTTAGTTTTACGATCGATGCTTTATTGAATATGTTCGGCGAAGAATATATTTGTGACGTTAAGTCTCAGAGTTCTTTTGCTTTCAGAAAAACGACAAGACATCCTTCTGGTGAAAAACAAATCAATTTTTATTGTTGGGCTCTTTCTAAGTATACAGGCATTCCTCATAAAAAAGGTTTTGTTCTTGTTGATAGTAAAGATGATCAGGAAATCAGAGTTGTTCCTGTACATTACGATAAAGAGAAAGTTAAGCCTTACGTATATCGTCTAAAACAAATTCAGGAAATGAAAAAAGCATTCATCGAAAACAGAGAAGTTCCTCCGAGAAAATGTAAGAATGCAGATTGCAAAATGGCTTCTACGTGTTTCATGAAAAATGCTTGCTGGAATGTAGGAGAAGGAAGGATAAAATTGACTAAGGAGGAAAGAAATGGACCTGGAAAAAGTTAGTCGATTTTCTGATGAAACAAGAAAAAGAATGTCTGAAGCAGCTAAGTTAAGATATTCAAAATTATCATTCGAAGAAAGAAGAAAAATGACAGAATGTATGAGAACTCCAGAGGCAAGAAGAAAAAATGGATTGAAATCCTCAAAAAGAACACCTTGGAATAAAGGAAAAACTGGATTCAAACATTCTGAAGAAACTAAAAAGAAAATAGGAGAAGCTACAAAGAAACATTGGAAAGAATTCAGTAAAGAATTCAGAGAGGAACAAATAAAAAGATTTATAAATCTTCCAAAAAATGTTAGTGAAATACTAAAATTGAATTAAAAGTTAAACGTCAGTTTGATCATTACGGAATAAAATATTTTCAGCAAAAACCTCTAAAAAGAGGTCATTTTATAATTGATTTCTATCTTCCAGAATATCAATTGGTCGTCGAATGTAACGGAGATTATTGGCATTCACTTCCTGAAAGAAAGAAATGTGATAAAGAACTCGAGGAATACGTTCTTTCTAAAGGAAAAGATATTCTCTGGTTATGGGAACATGAAATAAATGATGAATGGTTTGACATTGCTGATTATTTGGAAATATGAAAATGAAAGAAAAGGCCCAGGAAAAAGCTAGAAATTCATTCAAAAAAGTTCCATGCGTGATTGGATTTGACCAGTCATACACAAGGACAGGAATTTCTATCGCTGTGAATGGGAAACTTAAAAAGGTAACTTCAGAACCTTTCAAAGGACTCACAAATAAGTCACTAAAAAGAATCAAGATTGGAGAAGATGCTGAAAAGGTCATTCAATCTTGTCTTAAGAAATTCGACAAAAAAGATGTAGTGATTATTGTTGAAAGGATCAGAACTTATACGGCAAGTTACGATGTAAGACCTGACTTTCTTAAGTCACAAGGAGCTCTAATCGCTGTAATAGTTGATGTAGCTTACAGATACGGAATTAAGGTCTATTCAGTCGATACAAGATGCTGGAAAACAGCTATTCTTGGAACTTCAAAACCGGTATTCGAACCGATTGAAGGAGTAAAGGATCCGCAAAAATTCGGTTCAGTTCGTAAGATTATCTCACTTGGGTTTGAGGAATCACTTCAGGTCAGGAGAGGCGGATCAAATGCAGTTATATCTCTGAATGATGATGCTGCTGATTCAGCTTGTATAGCCCTTTATGGTTTTTCTACTCCACCTCTCAAGTTGGTTCTCGAACAATAAAAATTTTTCAAAAAAGTTTAAAAAAGGTATGTATAAATCTGAGAAGCATGATATAATATAATCACAAGGTCTGGAGGGGATCTCCACCACAACTATCCGCCATAGTTGGTCTTCTCCATGGTAGTCAGTTCCTCCACTAAATTGATTGTCATTCATCTTGCCGCCTCTCCGGACCTTGTTCCTCCAAATGGAAGGAATGATTGAATGCAAATTAAAATGTATAAGGCTTTTTTAATTCAACCTGAAGGTAAAAAATTTCAGGTAATTAAACCGGCAATTTTTATGTCTATCAGTCAAATGATTGATATCATAGAAAAAGGTCAGCCTTACAGAGAAATGTTCTTTGTTTATCATGAAGCTTTAGGTGATCTTATTTCTCCGTTGTTACATGATAAATATGGATCAGTTCATCCTGAAATGTTCGATATCAATCCAAAAGTTTTCGGTGTTCTTTGTTATAAGGACAAGAACGGGAGGATTCGATATAAATGATGAATGGTTTGACATTTCCGACTATTTGGAGGTGATGTAAATGCCTAAAAGATCTGGTAAATTTTATAGTAAAAATGAAAAGAAAACACTTGAAAAGCTTGGATTAAGACCTATTCCATTTTCCGGAGCTGGGTGGATATAGAAAAAGAAGACGGAGAAAATGAAAACGTCTTAGTTCAACTCAAATCAACCGAAGCTTCATCATATCGGGTTGATATGCTGGATATTAAAAAGCTGGAATATCATTCTTCTGTTTCAAATAAAATTCCGGTATTCATAATTCAATTTCTCAAGCATGATAAAATCTATGCTTTGGTAAACTTGGAAGATCTGGAAGAATTAAATGAAGCTTTGAATGGTAAAAGAAAACAAAGAACAATCAAGCTAAAACAAGAAGAGGTTGAAGAATTCGTTCAAAGAAGGAAGATTCAATCTTCACCAAAAGCAAGAGATAAATTCTTCGAAGAAAGGGAAAAGTTTTATGGCAAAAGAAAACGTGATTAGTGCCACCGGTTATTTCGATGGTAGTAATTCAAAAGGTAACTTCGATGTTCAGTTGAAGGCAAAGTTCACTGAATCTGAACTGGCTAACTCTCTTCAGTTTGTTGTCGGCATTGGAAAAATGATCAACTTAATTGCTGTTGTAGAAGGAAGCAAGGTAAAATTAGGAAAGTTTACTGTTTATTCCATTCGAGTTGATAAGGACGGGAATTGTACAGTAACATTCAAATCCAACAAGGATTCTGTTTTCATTGAAGATTTTTCTAAGATCATGATCGATGAGGCAACAATTGAATTCAAGGCTAAGATTCTTGATGAAGAAGCGTAATTAACACTTCGGTGTTAAAAATAATTTATTAAATAAAAGGAGATCTAAAACATGGCTAAGAACTATACTATGGGTCAGGCAGCTCGCATCTTTGCTGAGAACAAGGTTGAGGAAATGGCAGATATCATGCGTCGTTTTCCTTACGCTTCCATGATGCTGATGAAGCTCAATGAGGAAGGCGTTCTCTGTCTTGAGGCACTTCCCGAATTCGAGACTGTTCGTAAGCTTGATAAGCTTCGTCGTAAGGCACTCGGCATCCTGAAGTCTGGTGATGATGAGGACGAGGATGCTCAGCCCGAGGTTGAGGAAGAGGATGAGAAGCCTGCTAAGAAGGAAAAGAAGGCTTCCAAGAAGTCCAAGAAGGTTGATGAACCTGATGAGGACGAGGATGACGATGACGAGGAGGAGGAAGCTCCTAAGAAGAAGTCTAAGAAGTCCTCTAAGAAGTCCAAGAAGGTCGAAGAGGACGACGACGATGATGAGGATGATGACGAGGATGAGAAGCCTGCTAAGAAGTCTAAGGGCAAGAAGTCCAAGAAGTCCGATGATGACGACGACGATTTCGACTTCGACGATTAAGTAAAAACCATGGTTAACAAGGGCATCTAAAAACCGGGGCATTCGGAATAAATACCGATGTAAGTCCCCGGCCGACCTTGCATTCTGAGGATTATGAAAATTAAGAAAACATTTTGGTATTACAAGAATCTCGATTGTTCACAAAAAGAAAATAGAGTTATTCTTGTTAAAAAGTTATGCAGGATTCTTGATATAAATGAAAAACCTGACAAAGAAGAATTACGTAAAATTTGTAAGAATCTTTCAAAAAGATTAAATATCCACATTGTGAACAGACACAGAGAAAATGGAATGATTTCGATGATTTGTTTCGGCAATGAAAAAGAAATTCTCCATATTACATCAAATTCTCCCTATGAATTATTCGCAAAATTCATTATTACTGTTAAAATGAAGTATGAGGGAAAATAAATGGAAAAAATTGAAGTTTACACTGACGGAGCTTGTTCAGGAAATCCGGGCAACGGAGGATATGCTTTTATTATCTTGAAAGGTGAAAAAGAAATCCTCAAGTTAAGTGGATCTCAAGAAAATACAACAAATAACTACATGGAACTCAAGGCAATAGTTAGAGCTATCGAACATGTGATTTCAGAGTTAGGATCAATTCCCACAAAGAATAAAATTGAAGTCTTCATTCATTCAGACAGTGCTTACTGTATCAACCCAGTAGAAAAAGGTTGGATTAAGTTTTGGGAATCTAACGGATGGATCTCAAGAACTGGTGAGCCTATTAAAAACTTAGAACTTTGGATTAAACTCAATTCTTTGTTAAAACATCGGAAATTTAAATTCAAGTTTGTTAAGGTCAAAGGACATTCCGGAAATCATTACAACGAAATGGTAGATAAAGCTGCCAAGAATGCTATCAACCGCTTGAATAGAGAACTATTTGCAAGCAAGGGGGCGAAGAAATGAATCTCACCCTCAAGGTTAAGTCATTCGTGATAACTGCAAATTCTGAAAAGGATGCATATATAAAAGGATGCAAGCAGTTAGCTAAATATATGGCTTCAAAAAAATACAAAAACTTATCATTCAAAATAGAAAGGACTTCGGGAAATGAGAACACATTCATTTTTACGATGTTCACAAATTTAGATCTGGGAGAAGAACAAAAGATCTTCTGTAAAACATGCAGAGATTATCATTGTAGCTTTTTCGTAAACGAGGATTATAATTGTTCAAGATGCAATTTGAGAAGTTTCTTAGAAAAAGCAGAACAAAAATCTCGGATCTCCAAGTCATTCTACAAACGTGAAATGAAGGATAAAGGAGAATAAAACGAGATGAGAGTCCCTGTTGAAAACAGTTTATATACTGAAGAAGAGCTGTTGAAAATGTCCAAAAAGAGAGCAGTCGACGGACTATCAGAAAAGGTTCAACGATTCTGTGAATTCTATGTTGAAGGACACAACAGGAAAATGGCTCTCAAAAAAGCTGGATTCTCTCAAGGAACAATCGAGGGAGGACAAGGAAATTATGCTTACAAAATCTTAAGAGATGAGAATGCAATTCGTTACATCATGTGGCTGAAAGTCCGTGTGATGAATGCTTCTTTGGTCAATGCAATCGATATCATTGATCATTGGGTTCGAATTGCTTTTTCTGACATGACAGATTTTGTTGATATTTTTCCTCATAGTATTCGTTTAAAGCCTGTTTCAGAAGTCGATGGTCAGTTAATCAAATCGATCAAATCAGGTCGTGATGGTGTTTCAATTGAGCTTTATGATAAACTAAAAGCTCTTGATTCACTCGCTAAATATTGTAGTGATATGCCTCAGGAATGGAAACAGAAACTTGAGGAAAGACGAATGGATCTCATGGAACAGGATTTCGAACTTAAGAAACGGCAGATGGAAATGGACAATCCCGAAGTTGAGGATGATGAATTCATTGAAGCTATTAAGGCTTCTACAGAAGCTGTTTGGGATGAGATATAAAAATATTTGAGAAATTTTCAAAAAAGTATGTACATTTCAAAACGGCATGATATAATATAATCATCCCAAAGGTAAGGGATAAGATAATTAAAAGATAAGGAGAATATTAAAATGGCTACTACTATTACTCGTGAGGCTACTTGGAACAAGGTCGGCACTGATATCCGTGAGGCTAACTCGGTTAAGGAAGCTCTTCAGATTTCTGGTCTTGATTATGAAGTCGTTAAGGCTCCGATTTACCTTTCCAATGGTCATCGAATCAAGGATCAATTCGCTACCAAGAAAAAAGGGACCGATGAGGTTTTCGGAATTGTTGGTAAGGATTATACCATCGTTCAGAATGAAGAAGCTTTCTCTTTTGTTGATGGTATTATTTCGGAAGGTCTTACATTTGTTAAGGCTGGCGAAACTTCCTATATGAATTATATCATCGCTTCTCTTCCTGAGCAGTACATTCTCGATGATAAGTTCAAGCCCTACATTATCTTCCAGAATTCTCACGCTGGTGCTACTACTCTTAAGGCTGCTATCTGCCCACTGCGTATTATCTGCCAGAATCAGTTTACGATTGCATTCAGAAATTCTGAAAACAAGATTTCGATCCGTCACAGTTCTTCTATCCATGAAAAGATGGATGAGGCCCAGCATATCCTTCAGTTCAATGCTGAATATATGGATAGCTTCAATAAGATGGCAAACGAGATGGCAGCTAACAAGATTGGTGATGAAAAAGCTCTGGATATCATTGATAAGTACTTCCTTGTTGATGATAATGCTTCTACTCGGAAGGTTAACTCCAACGAGGAAAAGAAGGCAATTCTTCTCAATGCTTACAACGCAGAAGATAACCAGAACTTCCGTGGAACTCAGTGGGGACTGATCAATGCTTTCAGTGATTATATTACTCACTTGGATCCTGCTCGTAAAACTAACAAATCAAATATTTCCAAATTCATTAATGTTACTTTCAACAACGGCCTGATGAATAACTTCATCAACATGGTTCAGGAATACGTATAAAGAGGAGGGAGGAAACTCCCTCTTCAAATAGAATTAAGGAGTTAAATAAAATGGAAAACGAAAAGATCTATCCTGTTGAAGTTGAATGTGTTCGATGTGGTAACAAGTTTGTTATCAGTCCTGGTGAACAGAAGTTCTGTAAGGATCGTGGTTTTAATCTCCCTAAGAGATGTCCGGAATGCAGAAAGCTTCGTAAGAAAATTGAGGTTAGAACATGTATCGATTGCAATGGAGAATTCGAGATCAATGAACTCGAGAAGGAATATTACATCGAGCATGAATGTGAACTTCCTAAGCGTTGCCCGGAATGTAGGAAATTCTACAAAGAAAGAACTTCTAATAATTAAGAATTGAAAGGGAAAAAGATTATGGATACGTTGAAAATCATTGAAAACGAACTCATTGAAGTTGGAATTAACCCTTGCAACTCTGGATTCTATTATTTAATTCATGCTATCAATTTTTATTTGGAGAATAACAAAGAATTCTACGAAGTCAGCATTACCAAAGAACTCTATCCTTATGTAGCTTCTAAAAAGGAAGGAGAAAAAACAACTCCTTCTCGTGTTGAAAGATGTATTCGTCATTCTATCGAGAAGTTATATAATGAAACTTATACAGATCAGCTTCGAACTGTGATTGATTGTAGGTCTGGTAAGCCAACGAATTCAACCTTTATTGCTTATTTACTCATCAGGGTAAAGAATAAGATCGGCAATGGAATTAACTAAAAGAAGACTTGATCCTTTTGAAGAAGAAAGAAGAATGAGTTTATATCGGCAAGGACTTTCGGATTATCAAATTGCTGAACAAACTTTTTATTCTGTTACAGCTATTTCTCAGTGGAGATGGTCAAGAGGACTTCCTGCTAATCACTTCACTAAGCAAAAGCTAACTCAAAAGGAACAAGAAAAAAGATTGGAACTCTACAATAAAGGATTCGGCGATAAAAAGATTGCTAAAGAATGCGGAGTTTCAAAAGGAGCAATTGCTCAATGGCGTTGGAAAAAAGGATTAAAAAGTAATTTTAAGAAAGGACAACATGAAAACGAATAGATACGAAATCACAGTTTTCGATAGTGAAAGCAATTCAAGATTCGTTGTTTCGATGTTTGCAACTTGTATGACTCATGCAGCTGTAAAGGCAAAAAACGAAATTGTTCGAAAAGGAATTGCTAAATCTGAAAATTTGTGCATTCGAAACATTTACTCTTGTTCATAACAAACAGGAAACAAACTTAAAAGGAGAGGTCCGTTTCTTCTATTTTTGTTAAACTACTGTTTGTTATAAATGGTTCTCAAATTGGTATGGAAGAGATTAAATTGGATACGAAGTAAAAGAAAACATTTGACATTTTTAATTCTAAATAAAAAGGAGTTGAATATGTCTCCTTTCGTTGGTATGTCTTTCTCTCAAACACAACACGAACGCCAAGATCCAAGCCATTCTAAAAAATAAAAAGGAGATAAACAAAATGCCTAAAAGAATTTCACACGAGGAACACATCAAAAGATTAAACCTTTGGGGAAAAGGTTACGGCGATAGAAAGATAGCTCGTGAATGTAACGTAAGCAGTCAGGCTATTGGACAATGGAGAAAAAAGCACGATATTCCAGCTAACTATAAAATGTTCGATATAAGGAACAACAAATTCATTTAGTTGGAGAGAATCGATGGATCATTACGTTGTTGAAATATTAAGATACAAAGATCTAGAAAAAATCAAAATTCATGTTAGTGCTAAAAATCTAAATCAAGCAATAATTAAAGCATATGAGTTTTGTTATAATGCTTATGAATGTACTATTTGGTTAATATCAGCTTATAAGGAATAAAAGGAGTAAGTCTACTATGAAATGGAAACAGTTATCAAAAAAGCAATTACAGCTACTTACATGGTGGACGAAGGGAAGTCCTTATTCTTCTTATTCTGGCGTTATCGCAGAAGGTGCGATTAGATCAGGGAAAACTCTAGTCATGAGTACTTCATTCTTATTGTGGAGTATGTCAGAATTCAATAATCAAGTGTTTGCTATATGTGGCAAGACGGTTGGTTCATTGAGACGAAATGTTATTACTCAGTTAAAAGAAGTAATGAATGGCAGAGGATATAAGGTAATTGATAGACAATCAGATAATAAGCTAATAGTAGTAAGAGGGAACAAACGAAATACTTACTATTTATTCGGTGGTAGGGATGAGAGGTCACAAGATCTAATTCAAGGTATTACATTGGCGGGCGTACTTCTTGATGAGGTCGCCCTTATGCCGCGTTCATTTGTTGAACAAGCTTTAGGTAGATGTTCAGTAGCTAATTCTAAGGCATGGTTTAACTGCAACCCTGAAGGACCTCAACATTGGTTCTATCAAGAGTGGGTAAAGCTTGCGGATAAACGTAAGGTATTAAGAATCCATTTCAGAATAGAGGATAATCTTTCGTTAAGTCAGGATATAATTGATCGATACAACACCATGTTTAGCGGCATATTCTACAGGAGATTCATTCTTGGTGAATGGGCCTTTGCTGATGGTGTTGTATATGATTGTTTTGATATAAGCAAAAATACTTATTCTAATGCAGATAAAGATAAGATACTCCCACGAATAATTCAAGATAATGACCCATTCGATGGATATCCAATTTATGGCGTTGACTATGGCGTATTCAATCCTCAAGTTTATCTCGAGTGTTATAAATACTCAAAGCCAGGAGAACGGGTGCCATACTTTTACATTGAAAAAGAATACTATTACGATAGCCGAAAGAAAATGAGGCAGAAAACGGACGATGAATACATCAATGATTTCATTTCTTTTGTTGATAATAAGCACTACAAATCAATGATCGTTGATCCTTCGGCAAGTTCGTTAATCGTTACGGCTCACAGGAGAGGAATCACAACTCGAAAAGCTAACAACGATGTAACTAATGGGATTAGAATGGTTTATACTTTGTTGAATACAGGACACATTCTAATCAACAGAGACAAATGCCCTAATCTCATAGCTGAGTTAGGTTTATATATTTGGAATGAAAAACGTGGGGAATCGGGAAAGGAAGAAGTTGTGAAACAGCATGACCATGCACTCGACGCGTTAAGATATGCTGTATATACAACTACTCCTGATTCACTTGTATTTGGAACTAATTAAAATGCATACAAGAAGAGATTTTATTCGGAAAGTAATAGCTAATTGCAATCATGTTGTTGTTTCCAAGCGATATGATTATATAGCTAATCACAAAGGAAACGAATATTTGGTATTCCGTCGTTTATATGAAGGTAAACCATGGGAACTGATTATTCGAATTCCTGATGATACGCTTGATTCAAAGATATATGATTGGAAATACACACAAGCTAACAAGATTCAAAGATACAAAGCAGATCCTAAACACGGTAATCGGTACATTCAAATTGATCAGGAGTGAGTTATGGGAAACAAACATGGAATTCGTAAGAAAAACTTACGTACTTTTGATGGAGCTCCAGGAATCCTGAATAATAAAGCAGAAGTGATTTCTGTTAAAAGGGCACTTGATGCCTATAGCAATCCTCCTGCTAATTTAGGAATTGGAGCTAATAATTTGGTTCAAACTTCCAAATACGTAATGCAAAGATTCACATGGGACTATTATACGTTAAACATCTTATTTAGGGATAACTGGATTGCTAAGGCGATTATTGAAAAGCCTGCTAATGAGATGATGAAGAACGGATTCAAGATTCAGACTGAGCTTGATCCTGATAAGATTGATGAAATCATGCGAGTATGGACTTCCACCAAAACGAATAAGAAGTTCCTTCAATGTTTGAAATGGTCCCGCTTATATGGTGGTTGTTTGTTAATTCCGATGATTGAGGGACAGGACGATCTTTCTACTCCTCTTGATCTTGATACGGTAATGCCAGGAAGTTATAAAGGATGCTTCAACATTGATCGTTGGTCTGGAGTTAGTCCTTCACTTGAGTTGGTGGATGATATTTCAGATCCTGATTTTGGACAGCCTGAATATTACGTAGTTACTTCAGCTCCGGATAATTTTAGTACAAAGATTCATCATTCTCGTGTTATTAAGATGATTGGTCGTGAGTTACCTTACTGGGAAGAAGTAGCTGAAACTTATTGGGGTGCTTCGGAACTTGAACATGTTTACACAGAGCTCAAGAAACGCGATGATACTTCGGCCAACATTGCTTTCTTAATCTTTCTTGCTAACATTCGAACTTATTCGATGCAGGATCTCGGTCAGGCAATTTCAATGGGAGATCAGGAAGGACTTCAGAGAGTATACGATACGATGCGTGCTATGAATCAAGTGATGTGTTCAACTGGAATGCTGGCAATCGACCAGGACGACAAATTCGAGGAACATCAGTATACATTCACAGGCATCAATGATGTTTATGAGTCGTTCATGTTGGATATTTCTGGTGCGGCTGAAATTCCTATTGATAAGTTATTCGGTCGTTCTCCCACTGGTTTTAATTCCGGTGAGGAAACACTTCAGAACTATTACGACACGATCGATGAAAAGAGAGAAACTTATGTACGTGATCCTCTGGAAAAACTCATGAAGATCATCACAATGTCTGCCCTTGGTAAGATTCCTGATGACATGACGATTGAGTTTAATCCCGTTAGAAGGTCCTCTGAGAATGAGCAGGCTGATCTGGCTCAAAAATACACAGGAGCTATTTTGGATGCCTTCAATGGCGGCCTTGTTAATAGGTCCACAGCTCTCAAGGAACTCAAGCAATCTGCTACTCTTACTAATATGTGGACAAACATCACTGATCAGATGATTGAGGAAGCTGAAAAGGAAGATGAGCAAAAAGCTAAAGAGGAAGAAGATAATAAAAATGAACTTGAATCTGGACTCAATGATATCATAGGAGGAAAAACAGATGTTCGAGCACCTGAAAGAAAAGAACAGAAAGAATAAGCTCCTCAAAGAAGCATTCAAACAGGCTGGAACTCCGATGTGGTTTGTTTTTTATGAATCCAATGATGAGAATGGTTCGGTAAAAGTTTATGCTTCTACTGATCATGAGGCACGTGAAAAAGCAAACTTCATGATTTCTGATATTCTTCAAGGTCGTGATTTTGTTATAACAGGAACGGCAGCAATTTGAAATATTTTTCAAAAAAGGGGTTTACAAATCTGCCTAACATGGTATAATAGAACTACAATCAAAAGAAAGGATTCGATTTTATGAAAACTTTACTCATTATTGCCTTAGTTTCTTTCGGCGTCGCTTCCTTTATGAAGTACTTATTTGTTTTAGATGGGAGTGATCATTTCTAATGTTAAGTTTTGAAGAACACATCGGAATTGCTCACTTCACTCTTTCGTGTGATGATTATATGAGGCAATTCAAACATCACAATCGAGAAGAACTCCGTCAGGCAAAAAGAAAGAAGCTCCAAAATATAGTCGATTTCTTCCTCGGAGTTCTCCTCATGATTGATTTAATCTTATTCGTTTTATTTGTTAAAAAGATCTCCACTCCGGAAGGCAAAGATTTACCCCCGACAGAACCAACTGTGGTAAGCACTGCATATTACAAGGTCGAAGCTGTCGAGGTAAAAAATGTTAAAAATATAGAAAAGCTTTCTGCAGAGGATGCAGATGATCCCAAATATAATATTTTGGCTACATATCCAGATCCTCTACAGAACCTTTCAAATTCAGCTACATTTAAGGTCACACACTATTGTGGTTGTCCAAAATGTTGCGGATCCTGGAGCTCCGGATCTGAATCGGTAGCATACGGCTGCAAGGGAGATAAGTTAGTTTCCAACTACAGCATAGCTACCGACCCTAAAGTTATCCCATACGGAACTCTGTTATATGATTCTGAAGGTAATTCATACATGGCACAAGATACTGGTTCAGGAGTAAAAGGATATCACATCGATCTTTTTGTTGGAGATCATCAAGAAGCTCTCAACATGGGAGTAAAAGAAATGAAGTTATATTGGTAAAAGAGAAGGAGAAAGAAAAATGAAAGTTGCAAAATCTCAATACGGTCCGAGATATTGTAATGAGTGTCACAAGGAAAGCAACGGAAATTTATATGACGTTGAAATTGGTGAGTTTGTTTCTACTATCTGTCCAGAGTGTATGAAAAAGCTTAGAAAGTTGATTGATAAGCAATGGAGGGAATACATGGAAGAAATTGATAATTTCTAAGAAAGTATGTACAAAGTAAAAGTTGTGTGTTATAATTGATACATAAAATAAATGAAAGGATCAACAAAATGTTAATTATTCTTAAAGCAGTTTCAATTGCTCTTACAATTTGGAATTTTATTTGTTGGGGATTCACTGACGAATGTAAAAATGAAAATTGTGTTTCTGCTTCTTCAATTTATTTTCTTTGTTTTATTTTACTTGAATTATT